TAATAAAAGATGCAACAGAAGCTTCGAAGATAATGGGAGAGATAAACTTACACATGGCTCGTGATATAAAGCAGAGGCAAATACAATGAGATGAGTGAGCAGATGGGATGAAGCCTACTACAGATGAAATCCGCACACTTAATACTACAGTAGACTCAGCATTCAAGCGCGCACAACTAATATCAGGAAAACCTACAGAGCGTATAGCAATAGAAGATCTATCATCATTGAGTCCAAAACAATTAGAAGAAGAGAGAAATAAACTCTTGTAACACAACATATAGTAAATAGCCTCAATTTTCAAGGGGGTATAAGAATCAAAAGACTACATATTGTGTTTTTATTATAAGTTTGATTTTCTGAAAATATCCATATACTAATATTAACAAATCCCCCATATTTCTAGGGGATTATTTTATATAATGGCAAACTGACCAAGCAAACAAGTCATTCAAGTCGGAGGAAGTGCAAACGATAAGTGATATTTTGCTGACCTCACAGCACTACAGATAGCATATCCAACAGGACAAAACGGATGGTATGCAATTCTTGGCTCTACTGACACAGTTTGGGTATGGGATAGCGGAACAAGTGCTTGGGTGGATAGTGGATGATCTAGTACATGAACTAACCTATCATATACAGCAAGTGCTAGTAATGGAATAGTAGTAAGCGATACAGGAACAGATGCAACTATCCCTCTTGCGAATGGTACAAATGCAGGACTCTCACTTAACGATTATACAACAGCCGAGAAAACAAAACTATCAGGAATAGCAACAGGTGCAGAGGTAAATGTAAACGCAGACTGGAATTCAGTATCATGAGACTCGCAAATACTCAATAAGCCTACTATATCAGGCTCAAACACTGGTGACCAGACAAGTATCGTAGGAATAACAGGTACAAAAGCCCAATTTGACACAGCAGTGACCGATGGGAATTTTATGTATATCGGTGATGCTCCAACAGCTCACACGCATCTCCTAGCCAATATCACCGATGTCACAATGACAGTGGCGAATCTCAACTCTCTCGACGATGGTGTAAATAGTACGCTTCACTTCCACGATTCGGATAGGGCAAGAGCAAATCATACAGGTACTCAGCTTGCTTCTACTATCTCAGACTTCACAGAAGCCTCTCAGGATGCTACAGGTTCGATGGTGGATACTTCTCTCGTCTATGTAGATGCGACACCGCTATTGACTCGTGCAGCACTCACAGGAGCTATCACAGCTCCACAAGGAAGCAATGCAACCTCTCTCGGTTCGTTCACTACTGCCCAGCTCAACACTGCTCTCTCGGATAACGATGTAGCAACAGGAGGAGGAACAGCCACAGGGACAAATACAGGCGATAATGCAGTAAATACACTCTACTCAGGACTCGTATCTAATGCTACACATACAGGAGATGCAACAGGTGCAACCGCCCTAACTCTTGCTACAGTCAACTCGAATGTAGGAAGTTTTGGACTCGCAGGCTCAGTAGCTCAGTTCGTAGTCAATGCAAAGGGACTCATAACAAGTGCAGTGAATGTCGCGATATCTATAGCAAGTACCGCAATCTCAGACTTTGCATCCGCTTCTCGTGCACAAACAGAAGCAGAACTCGTAGCAGGTGCTAACATAACGATAACTCCTTCAGGAGCTGGCGCAACTCGACAACTAACTATCGCAAGTACTGGATGATGAGGAACACTCACAGTCCAAGATGAGTGAAGTACACAATCGACAACAGTAACAACTCTCAACTTCACAGGTGCAGGAGTCACGGCAAGTGGAAGTGGTGCAACGGCTACAATAAATATATCAGGAGGAGGCGGATGAAGTAGTACAAAGGGTATCGCAGAGGTAGACTTCTGAGTAATCGGGCAAGAATCTGACATAGCGGTTGTAACTGTAACAGATGCGAGCATAACGACAACCTCGTATCCATCAGCAACAATGTACAGTCTAGCCACTACAGACCACGACCCTGACGATTATATGGCAGAGTGACTAACTCCGTATGTAACAAATATAGTCAACTGAGTATGATTCGATATAGCCGTCAGGGCTCCGAATCTCACTTGGTGAAAATACAAAGTCACTTATCTCTACTAACTTATAAAATATGTCTATCAAAATCGTCGGTAATGCCTCAGGCAATGTAGCCGAAGTAACATCAGCAAACGCCGTAAAGGTTCACCTCGAAAGTGACGCCTATACAGACCCAATGCTTGTCGGTTCAATCCGTGCAATGGGTGAGGTCGATGGGGGATTCATCACAAATACACCTATCCTTCGTCCTCTCGAACTCGACGCTGACTATCGTGCTCGTTTCTCTCAAGACTGTCTATATGATGAAGAGGTATTCAACTACCTTGCACAGAACACAGGTAAACACAACCATCTCGCAACTACAATGGCGTCTACATGGACGGCAGGTCAGTTCACTACAAACTCTGCTTCTATCACAACAACAACAACAGGTGTACAACTCTCTACTTATGCGTTCTTCCCTTGTACAGGGACTACAACTCTCTCTCTCGATGCAGAGATAGCCTTCTCGGAACAACCAAAGACAAATACATTCGTAGAATGGGGAGTAGGACAGGCAGGTACTCAGCTCATCGCTCCAACAGATGGTGTATTCTTCCGCCTCAATTCAGCAGGTCTACAAGGTATATGTTCGTACAACGGTACAGAAACTAGCACTGGCGTATTCCCACTCTCAGGAGGAACTGGAACTTGGGTATACACAGATAACAAGCGCTACCAGTATATCGTATACCAGTCAATGGTCGAGGCTATGTTCTGGGTGAATGATGGAACAGGTGCAGTATTGCTCGGTCGTATACCTCTCCCTACCGCTCAGCCTCGTATGAGTATGGGTGCAGGAGGACAAGTGTTCTTCAAGCATCGTATCGTAGGTGGTGCGGCGTCAGGTGCACTCCAAGCATATCTCGGTGCATACAATGTCCGTCAGGGTGGTGTCAATTTTACATCTACTCCGTCAACATCAGGTTCTCGAACTCTCGGTGCATATCAGGGTCTATCAGGTGGAACAATGGGAAGTCTCGCTCTCTACCCAAATAGTGCGAATCCTACTGCTGCAGTCCCTACCAATACAACAGCGGCTCTCGGCTCAGGTCTCGGTGGTCAGTTCTGGGAAACTGCTACTCTCGCAGTCAATACAGACGGAGTCATCCAGAGTTACCAAGTCCCAGTCGCATCAGTCAATATCCCTGGACGAAGACTCGTAATTCGAGGTGTTGGACTAATGAGTTACATACAAACAGTTATCGCAGGATGACCATTCGTAGCCCAGTGGTCACTCGCATTCGGACATACAGCAGTGTCTCTCGCAACAGCAGAGGCGGCAACAACCAAGGCTCCTCGCCGACAAGCTCTACCAGCATTCACACAAGTAGTCACTGCAGCACAAGCCGTCAGTACAATGGTAGCTCAGCCAGGTGGTTCATTTATTGATTTCGGTGATGCTCCTATATTCGTTAATCCAGGTGAGTTCTTCCAACTCGTGACGAAACATGTTGGAACAGTCGCTACAGCAGGAACTATCGCCCATGTCGTCAGCTTCGTATATGGTTGGGAATAATAACTAAATAATATGGCTCAAATCGATCGATTATTCACATCTATATGGCATAATACAACGACCTGACCAGGAACTCCACTGACAGGTCTTTCTGCCACGATAACTATCCGAGACAAGAGTACGAATACAATTGTCGTCAATAATCAAGCGATGACAGAGATCGGACTCGGTGAGTATGACTATACATTTGCTACTATGGATGCGACAAAGCCATACTCGTATATAATGAATCCAAATAGTACACTTGCGTATGTAGTCACAGGCTTTGTAGATCCTCGTCTCGCTTACGTGGATAAATCCGTATCTGAGATAGCGGTATGATGGAATCCCTATATAACTGGAATAGGCGGAATACAGAAGTGAATACAGAGGGTAGTAGATAAAATAGAAGAAAAATGAAACGAGATCATAAAAGAGATCGAAGAGTCAGAAGATGAAGTTATTAAGGCATTCCCTGAATATAAGGAGGCAGTAATGAATGTAACGACTGAAAAGCTCGATACAAAAGAATTCCTGACTGCTATTCGTGAGATTAAGCCTAATGTAACGACTGAAAAGGTAGTTATAGACATGAAACCTGTAATTGATGCAGTAAGATCAGTATGAAAGATAACTGATATACAGTTCCCAGAGCAAAAAGAGACTGATCTATCAGAGATAAAAGAGTCTCTTACAAGTATCGTGAACTCTATCGAGTGAGTGCGAGAAGATATAGAGAAAACGAGTGAATCGAAGAAAAGAGTATCAGAATGAGCGCTTGAACTTATCGAAGAGATAATGAGTAAGAATGAAAGAGAGAAAAAAGAAGAAAAAGATACAGAAGAAGAGAACATGAGACGACCTCTCCCTAGTTCATTCACTGCGACACTAAATTAGTTTGATTTTCTAACAAAATCTATATAATAGATATAACTAATCCCCCGAGTATTTTTCGGGGTATTTTTCAAATATGACAACACTACAAGAACTCCGAGACATATCGTACGCAGTCCTCAGAGAGGAAGAGGATGTTACTGCATACCCGCTTGTTCTACTTGATATGATGCTAAACTCAGCACAGAATCGTATATGCAATGGAACAGTTGTGAATCCTCTGAATCAGCAAGTAATCCGAAAAGGAAAACTAGATTTTCTCGATACTAGTGTATTCTACTCGAATGTAGCAATGACAAGCCTATCTATAGATGCTACAATAGGTGATACTACACTATCCGCAGACACAACAGACTATCCAAGTACAGGAGCGCTCTATATCAACGGAAATATCGTAACCTATACTGGGAAGACTGCTACTACCTTCACAGGGTGTACTGGAGTATCATTTGCACACCTTGCAGGATCACAAGTATCTATTATATTCGCTCTTCCTACAGACTTCGGATCGATGACTAATATAACATACGCTAATAGCTTCAAGCTATCACCGAAGCTCTATGATGATATATGGGAAGATCTCAACTGAAACAAGTGACAGTTTAGAACTGATGTACAAGGATACAGAAGTCAGTCACTTGATCCATTCTATACGATTATAGGGGAATACTTCCTTATATTCAACAGAAACAACGCAGGTGATCAAATCCATGTACGATATGAGAAGAAAGCAACGAAAATGATCACTATAGGTAGTACAACAACTATCCCAGAAGACTATGCAGAAAGTACCATCCCATATCTTGCAATAGGGGAACTCCTTTATAACAGAGGGGAAGAGTCACGAGCTGGTGAACTCCTTAACTTCGCTCTCGGACAGGTTCGAGAAATGTACGCACACTATAATAATAGATCTTTCGAGAATATCAGCGGTACACAGTACAAAATAGGAAAATCTAAACTCAATATCTAATGTCTTACAGAACAGCAAAACCAATATCCCCTGAACATGCGTTTGCATGAGGTTTTGTCGATAACTCTCAGAATCTCTTTCTTAAAGACCAGTATAGCCCATATCTTCGTAATTGTCGCCTAGAGTGACAGTCAATCGTAATCCGTCCGTGACACTCACTATTCGCTACTCTCACCACAGGGAGCTATCCAAAGGGCATAGGGAGCTATCTTAGGGCAGTATCTGCAAATGATGTACTCGTAGTTCGCCATAATAAGAGTGGTACGGAAAAGCTCGTCACTATAACAGAGGCAGGAGTAGTAACTAATATAACAACAGGAGCGAATATTGCGAGTGATAACCGAATGTTCTTTCAGAATGTAGGTGATGTTATCTATTGTATGAATTGATCAGATAACTTTGGGAAACTCTCAGGAACTACATATACAGTTCCAAGTACAGGAATAGCGAGCTTTGCACCTGCATTTTCAGTGGTATTTAGTGGTTCACATTGGGCAAGTGGATGGGCAACAAATAGCAACAAGGTATATAAGAGTGTCGCAGATAACTATGAAGACTTTGCAAGCACAGGATCAGACTCTTTCACTTTTGGAGAACAGATAGTCGGACTCTCAGCTAATCTCCAGTCATTATTCTATTTTACGAAGAATACAATAAGCGTTACAGGAGTCGGAGATATTACAGACACAGCAGGAACACTGACATTTAATACTCGTGCACTGAATGTGAAGGAAGGTGCAGTCAATAACGCATCTATAGTAGAGGTAGGAGATGCAACATATTTTCTCTCTAGCTCTAACGCTATATCTAAAATAGCTCGTGGTACAAGTATCAATGGATTCGAAGTAATCGACCTATCATCTCGTAAGTATGCGGGTATCGATGTTATCATGGGATCATTAGATAAAAACCAAGAGTCATCTTTTGGAGTCTACTTGCCAGATGTTGGGATCATAAAATGGTATCTAAAGTCTCTCGGTGCAAGTTTTAACGATATATGTATCGTGTATGACACAATAAAAGATGCTTTTCTCGTAGACTCAGGAAAACCTTTCTTTGACTCGGTGTACTTCAAGGGATACACATACGCAGTATCTATGCTAGAGCCTAAAGTATATCAAGATGAGGTAAACCAAGATGACGAAGATGCAGGAATAGAGTTTGAATACTGGACAAAAGAGTTCTATCTATCCGATCCAACATATAAGAAGATACTATGGGAATCTCGTACACTCCTCGATATAAATGAACTCGTAGAGATGACACAAGAGATATGGATAGATGGATGACTCGTAGATACTAAAATTATCTATGGAAATACTAAATTTATTTCGTATACTTGGTGAAACGCTCCATGAAACTGGTGAGATGTAACCGATACATGGACAACATATTGAAGGTATATCCCATGAGCGTATCTTCTCAATACATGATGAATTGGAGTAGATCCAATAGGATGACACTCAATAGGACTATCTAACGAATCCATCTCATGAAATGATGAATACCAAGAGATCACTATTCTCAGAACAAAGTGAAATCTCAACGTAAAATGAAAAAAAATACAATTCAGGTTCTACAACTCGTCACTTGCGGGTAAAGTACGACTCAAAAACCTCGCTATGCTTGTCGAAGTATTGCCAGGTTTATCTAATAATCTTACGATCTAACTATGGCTTTCGAAACTTGATACTTAAGCACACTTAGTGCTAAACTCTCACCATCAGATACTACTGTTACTGTCGCTACAGCGCCAACAGCTACTTCAGGGCGTATGCACATATACAAAGGTGCTACACACGCATGGATAGCGTATACATGAGTAACTGGAAGCACTCTTACAGGTGTTACTTTTGTCTCGCAGACTGCCGATCCTGCAACTACAGTAACTGGAAAGACTTTTCCTGCTGGAACAGCTATCGAACTCGTCGAAATGCACGATCAGATGCTCGATAAGCAGAACTGAGGTACTATTGGATGACCTGTTACCTTTACTAATGATGTAGTCTTTACAGATACCGTAAGAGATCCAGTATATCTTAATGCTACAGCTCGTAATATTGCTATCCCATCTCCTTCCAATGGAATGACTGTTTATCTCACTACAGAAGGATATTTTACAGATTACCAAAGTGGTTCATGGCAACAGCGTGCGAATGGTGCTACTCCTAATGCAGATACTGCAACAGCGGGTAAAGTACAGATCGCTACACAAGCAGAGTTCGATGCAGGTACGGATATCGGAGGTACAGGCGCTACTCTTGTTGCACCACCGAGTGTTGTGAATAGTCTTAATACTATACAGTATGTAGCATGAGAAGCACTCACTCAGAACAATTTTGTTACTTATGAGGAACAGACTGCATTTGCAAATATTGCATTCTCTGGCCTTACCACAGATATAGTAGTATGAGATGCAGCAGCACGTACCAGACAATCAATAAGAGTAATAGGGAATTGAGTATCTATTAGTACAATAAAATTATCTCTATTAAAAACAGGCGCACCTACAGATAATGTCACAGTAAGAATAGAGACTGATTCAGGATGACTTCCTAGTGGAACATTGGTGAATGCCAATGCTACTGCAACTGTCGCAGGGACTGGACTTACTACATCACAAGTAGATACTACGATCACATTCGCTGGAGCCTTTACTCGTACTGCATGAGTTCCATATCATATAGTCGTATCGAGAAGTGCATGATCTGATGCCGTAAACTACTATAGAATTGGAGGAATAACAAAAAATACTCGTGGATTCTCACAGTCTATTCATAATTGAACATCGTGGGCAGTATGAGCAAATACTATATTCTTATATACAAATGATCTTGGTTCCTATAATCTACTTTGCGTAAAAACAAATGCATCATTTGCTGATAGTGTAGATTTTATTGGAGTATGCGCAAATACTGTTGCAATCGGATCTACAGCCACTATCCTACAGAAAGAGATTGTAAATAACTTCTCAGGGTTATCTTCTACTAGTAATACATTATACTTCTTATCGAATACTCCATGAGCAATATCTACTACTGCAGGTACTGAATATTGCCCAGTAGGTAAAAATATTAGCACAACGAGTCTGTATATGAATCTATTAGTAAAACTAAATAGAAAAAAGAATATTGTTGTTAGCACAAATAATTCCAATATAATCTCATCATCAGTACGTGTTAACAATACAGTTCTAAGTATTACACTTACAAATACTTCATGATCAGGAACTGCGATATATGCTACATCACCAGATAATAATACATGGACTACAGTATATTCAAGTGCAGCTATTACAGGATATAGTTTTCAGGTTTTATCATGATCATTATTCCATAGGGTGCAAGTTATAGGCGATGCATCAGGAACTGTTTATGCGTATATAACCTACTAAACTCTATGTTCATCTCATTCTTTCCAACATCATATGAAACTGGTATCGACTACTCATCTCACCCTGATTGTATTGGGGTATATGAAGTAGACTTCGATACTACTACTCAGATCGCTCCCTCGTAGACTGAGAAGTGATCATAATAGAGAAACCTATACAGCCTCCACCTCCTGAAACTGCACAACAGAAGAGGGATCGTGTGTATAATTCTCTCGTAACAGATGATCTCGATACAGTGGATCTCGAAGTCTGAGAAGATTTCTCCTTCGAGATAGGCGAACTCATAACAGCTCGTGTCTTCGGTGGTAATCCTCACGCTGAGAAGGCTATCACGAATAAGATCCTCGCTATCACTCTATCACTCCTACAGGGGGTCGAGATGACTGAGTGAATGGCCAGCAAGATAGCAGAGGCAACAGCGAAGAAGGCATAAGTCGATGCAGTACGAAATCTTTTTAATCTTGGCGATCTATAATTATGGCAAACACTTCTCTACAAAATCAGCTCGGACTTGGACTTGCGGTAAAACAGAATACGGCACCTGCGCCTATTGCAGTATTTCCAGTTACAACAAGTGCACCAACACGCCTACAGCAAATACGCTCTGTAAATAAGGCTAGTCAAGATATAGGAGCTCTAGCAACTGGGCTATGAGCAGATATAATGGCAGTAGAATCATGAGATCCAAATGCTAAAATATCATCTATAGGAGCATGAGGAACATGAGATACTACAGTATGAGAGCTATGACAGAGATTGTCTAGTTTTTCATCATCTCCAACTGGTGTTGCTTCAACTACCCCATGAGTTATCTGAAAGATGGGATCTATTGCATGAGTACCAAATAAAAAGAAGACAAATATTGCAGAGACTACAGGACAGATAGCACCTACAGGACAGATAGCACCTCTTGGATCACCTGTATCTCCTGATATGTCAGGACTACAGGGTATAAATTCGGATGAAAACAGACTTGCACGTCTGCAAGCAAATGGTGGTAGTGCAACAGCTATTGCAAATCTTAAAGCAAAGATGACTCCTGCTCCAGTAACAATAGATCCTACAGGGCTATCAGGTGCGGAACTACAGGCATATAACATGCTCAATCCACAGGAGCAAGCACAGTATAAGGCTCTGGCTACTCAGTGACTCAAAGCACAGACAGACTATCTCACAAAGTCTAAGGCAAATATGGAGTTCGAGAAGGAACAAGAGTTAAAAAGAGTAGAGATGGAAGACAACTCAGATGCTATCGCTGAGATAAATAGCCAACGTACAATCGAAGAAGCACAAAAGCAGGTGGCGAACCTTAAACAGAATATTGGGTATCTTGGTACAGGTGGACAGCCTGGTATATCTAATCAAAAGCTCGATGCAGTATCTAATCAAGTCTCTCTCGCTGATCGTACACTTAAAAACATAATCGAGGTAGAACGTCTCCAAAAAGAAAACAGAGAAGTCGGACAGCAAAAGAATGCTGAGATATTCACTCGTCAACTCAAAATCCTACAGGATGATCTCGATGGAAAGGTTAACAAGAAGGTACAAGGCGCACTTAATGAGTTTACAAGTGCAGAACTCGCATGAAAACTTGATACAATCCCTGAGATCGAGGCTTTTCAACAGCAACTCTATTCACAGCTCGATGGTGACCTCTCATCTATAATGGATACAAATATAGAAGCTCGAAAGTTCCTTATAGAACGCTATGACAAGCTCGCAGAGAGTCAGAAGGCACAGATGGCGAATGCTCAAAAGGCAAAAGCGGAGTATCAGAAGAACGCAAATACACTAAATAAGGACATGAGTAATGCGCTTGGATATTTTGTGAACGATAACGGAGAACCACTTGTAGATAAAACAACAGGGCAGAATATCGTTGTACCTCCTGAAACAACAACAAACTACGATGCAAGTACAGGACAGATGATGTTAGTAACAAAGAATCGTGATGGAACTTACTGAATTAAAACGATACAAGCTTGAACTTGAAAAGCACCTCAAACTACTACTATAGAGAATCCAGACGGAACAAAGTCTACTCTACAATGGAATGGTAGCCAATGGACGCCAATACAAGGGGGACAGTCAAGTGGTACAAGTCTAACTCCTACAGGAACTCTCGCAACTGCTACAGTAAACGGAAAAAATATACAGCTTGATTCAATCGCTTCACAATCTCTTAATTCAGTAGCTCCACTTCTTGGAAATGGCGTAATACTAGGTGAATGACATAGAACTAGAGAAAGACAGACACAGCTCTATGAGGCATATAAGAATGGCACAGGATGACTCGCTGCACCTCCTGGACAATCTAAGCATGAAAGTGGTATGGCTATAGATATATACAGCGGTAAAGACAAGAATGGAAAACTCCTTGCGCTTACTCCAGAGCAAGTAAAGGTAATGAATGCAAACGGATGGGTACAGAATGCATGAGCTGATGATATGGGGCATTTTGAGTATGTAGGTACACAAGGAACAGGAACACAAAGTACAGACCAAAAAGCAGAAGCAATGGCACTTGTACAGGGATTATGAGGTACAGAGTGAGAAAGAGCATCATACGCAAAAAATATAATTGATAGAGCTAATAAAAAGTGATTATCTCTTATAGATGCAAAGAAAGAACTTGGATATAAAACTGCAGATGATAAGAATTTTGAAGAAACACGAAAACAGCAATATACTGATATTAGGAAATGATATTCTGAAAGCACAGGTAATGCGAAAACAGCACTCACACTATTAAATGAGCCACAGACCGCAATAGGGGATGTAGCGAGTATTGTATGATTCTTAAAAACTATCGACCCAGCCTCAGTAGCTCGTGAATCGGAAGTTGACAGCGTACAAAATGCAAGATGAGTGGTTGATTCATTATTGAATACATTTTCTAAACTGAAAGAGGGGACAAAACTTACAGATACTCAGAGGGAACAACTTAAATGAGCTATACAGACCATAGTTACAGCTCAAGATAATAAATTCTATGAAACGGTATATGAAATGAAAAAAGATTTTAATGATAGATGACTTGATCCAAGTGTATATATTCCTAAAACATTTATTGAAAAAGCTGATAAATTGTATTGAAAAGTAGAAACAGCAAAAAAGAAGCTCGGATGATTCTCACTCTCAGATATTCTCTCTAAACTCCCTTAAATATGGAAATCAAAAATCTATTCACTCCAGAAGCTCAAAAATGATTCTCAACAGCGTATGAGGGGATTAAAAAAAGAGTAAAGCCACTTACAGACTTTTGACAACAAGTATGAGAAGACGTAAGTGCTAAAATTGCACCTGAACTATCGAAAGTTTGAGGTGCTTTAGGGAACATAACTCAGCCAATAGTAAAGCCTATTCAACAAGCGAGACAAAAAAGCAAAGTAATATGAGAGGTAAACTCATTTTTTACTGATGCAGGAATCACAATGGATGATATTAAGGCGCTTGCAGAGGATGAATGAGTAGATTTTAATGAGGTACTTACAAAGTTCAAAAATAATGGAATCAAAGTACAGTGAATGGATGAGATAGTAGCAAAGGAACAGGAAGTAAAGAAAATCCAAACAGAACAGCCTACTGATTTTTCAGGACGTGGACTTGCAATAAATCCAGAGTATGACGAAGTAAGCGCACTCGGGAATCTCACTGCAAATATTCCTAAATTTCAATCAGAAGAAGACGATAGTCTTATTACTTCAATAGGAAAGACTATCGGTAATATTCCGTCAAATGCAGTACAAGTATGAGCATGAGTTTGAGATATATGATTATCTTACTTGCGAAACATAGATCAGTGACCTTTTGATGCACTTACTGAAACAGCAAAGGCAAAAATAATAAATCCAACATATCAACAAGCACTCGGAGTTGCTGATATAGCAAAGAAAGGATATGAGAAATGATTAGAAACATCATATAGCTGGGCGGAGGGTGGAGAGGCAAAAAAGAGAGGAGTATTCTGAGGTATACTATGAGCCACTGATGCTCTTACTAAAAAAGGTACTGAATTTGTAGTAGAAAATCCAGTTGCTACACTTGGTATGGTTCAGTGAGTAAAGAACGTGTGACGAGGCGCTGAGGCACTAAAAACAGCAGGTTCTGAGGTAATGAAAGGCAATATAGGAAAAGCTACAGCATGACTTGCAAAGAGTACAGCTATAGGTGCGAAGGAGATTATATACGACCCTGTAAAAATGTGAGTTACTGCACCAATAAAACTAGCATGAGCAATTACAAAAAAAGTATTACCAAATAATATATCTAATAAAATGGCAGAGCAAATGCTTGCCTCCCAATGGAAACTCACGAAACCAGTTAGAAGAGAATTAGAATGAAAGATAGGGCAATCTTGACCTAAATTTGCTCTTGAAAACGACCTGATAGGAAAAGATATAGAAGCCACAGCAGATAATGCTTGAGTATTTAAGATTGAGAAAATAAAAGAAAAAATTGATGCGGTAAAGAAATTTTGAGAAACAGAAACACCTAGCGTAGCAAAAAATGTTGCGCAGGTATTAAAGACAGATATCGAAGATTCGGTAAGAAAATCATATTGAGAATGAAATACTAGAGCCATACTTGAGGAGAATCATCCAGAGCTTGCACGTGTATTTAATCTTGCAGATGAGATTATTAGTTCTGATAAAGTTGACTATGTAAAACTTGAACAATTAAAAGAACTCCATGACTATCTTAACCCTGAAAATATCCAGTATGACATAAGCGGGAAGCCTATTAGTGAGACTCGAAATATATTAAGCGCAGGTAAACGACAAAAACTACAACAGATGCTAGAGGATGAGGGGAATAATAGAGGAATTGATATTAAAAAAATCAATAGAGATATACAAGGGGCGTACACTTTAGAAAAATGACTGAATGATACAGTTGGCAGAATAGCAAATTTGAATATACTATGACTTGGCGATACTCAGATGGCAGTAATATCATCTATTCTATGATGAGCACCTGGAGCGGTATGATGAATACTCCTAAAGAAGTGACTTACAAGCGAAGGATTCGTATGAGGACTCGCAAAAAAACTCTATAACAAACAAAAAAATGTTAATCCCAACAATAGCAATCGTAGTGGGGCTAGTAATCCTCCTGTCACTCGGATGGGCAGGATTATGAATTATAATAGTGACACTCCTATTGCTAAAATAACACAGGATAGTAAACCAATAGAACAATCTAATATCCCTTGATCTAAAAAAACAAGGATAGAAGTTCCTAGTAATCCGAAAGGGAATGAATCTAAAGTCCTTGCTAAAAAACAGGGAGTAATGGTAAAATGAAAAGAGGAACAAAAGTTATTACCTAGTGGGCAACGTATGCGCGATAAAGAACTAGCTAATCTAGCTTACGATATTGCAAGTAATACAAAGGCGGCAAGGTATGGATGAACAGGAAATACAAGAGCTGAAACTAGCATAAATTGAGCACTCGCTAGATGACAAATAACTCGCCAAGAAGCAATAAAAATAGCAGAAGAGATCCTAGAAAATAAGTGAGGTAGATTCTCATATATAAATAAAAGTGATATGGAAAAATATATAGATATGCTTTATTCAAATAAAAAGATTGAAACATTCGATGATGTATTATGATGAATCCCTAAGAAAAAATAATCCCCCTTCCCCCTATGGAACTCAAACAACGTGTAGAACTCCTTGCTAAAGCTAAGAAAGAGCCTAAGTTACAGGCAATAGAGATAGAGATGTGCAAAAGAGATCCAATATACTTTTTCAACACCTATCTTAATACTGATAAGAACAAGACTCTTTTTAGTGACGATACACCTGATGTACTTCCTTTTATCCTTTTTCCTTTTCAGGAAGAGTATGTAACAGAGGTATGGAGAAGTATAACACAGGCAAATATTCCAGTAGAGGAAAGAGATATTGACGAACTAACAAATGTATTTGTAGAGAAATCCCGCCAAATGGGCTTGAGTTGGCTTACTTGTGGTCTTTTTCTGTATGGATTCATATTCCATCACCATAAGTACACTATAATCTCTCGAACTGCTGACGAGGTAGACAAGCTCGGAGATATGGACTCTATGTTCGAGAAAATTCGCTTTATGATACGCAACTTGCCAACATGGATGCTTCCTAAGTGATTTTCTCGTGAGATGAGTAAGGATAGGACAAATGCGTACATGAATATCAGTGATCCGAACACACAAGCAAGTATCACAGGGAAAACCGCAAATCCTGACGCTGGACGTGGTGGAACTCGAAATGCTATCTTTATGGATGAGATGGCTTTTATGCAACACGCAAGTGCTATAAATAAGGCTGCAACCTCGAATACCTCTTGTGTTATCTATAACAGCACACCAAATGGCGAAGGTAATGAGTTCTACAGAATGCGTAAGCTCACTATGGAAAGACGAACGGCAGACTGAAAGATCCTCAAGCCTGAGATCAAGTGACTCCGCTATCACTGGACAGAACATCCAATGTATGATCAGAACTGGTACGAGAATAAGATTAAAGGAAAGAGTAAAGAGACCATAGCACAGGAGTACGAAATCGACTACAACACCGCTATCGTATGACGTGTATACGAGTGATTCCCTAAAGATCCTATGGTACTCGTCTATGATCCGAATAAGCCTCTCTATATAGCAATGGACAATAGTCACGGAGGAAAAGATCCGTTCGCTATTATTGTTGCACAGCCTGATGGTGCATACTGGAATATAATTGACTACCTAGAAATGAATGCTACTCCTGAAAATATGGCATCATTTTTGACTTGCAATCCAAAGTGAATACTAGAAACGCATCATCATAACTTCCTCGAACGATATAGAAACTATAACTGGCAGAGAGCAACATTTATAAGTGATCCGTATGATACAAAATCTGCAATGGGGAATAGTACGATTCTCGAAGACTTCCGAAAATTAGGGATAAATCTCATGCTTCCACAAGAACGAGACAAAATAGAACAAATACTAACTACTCGAACAAACATATATCGTATTAGATATAATGATAACTGTCTCGATTTTGCATCTGCTATAATGAATGCTCGCTATCCTGAAAGAAGTGAAACAAGCCAGTCTACAAGTGTACAGAATAAGCCGATTCATGATTGGACGAGCCATGCTAGAACTGCACTAGAATATCTATTCCAGTATACAAAAGAAAACCCTCTCATAAATAAGGAAAGAGTTGTACAAGATACTCGCCCAACTCGTAACTATTTGACTGGGGAACTCGTGTATCCTAAATAGGAAGTTTTCTATTTACTCGTGTTCAATCTTTCTGAATCTCTACGTAATCTATAAACCTCTTCGCAGGAATAAAGGTACGTTGTCATGTATATTTTCAATCTCAATTAAAATATAAATAATCATATCAAAGAAGCTCATCTATTATATAAATAAATTGTTGGTCATCATAACAATTTATATCGTATTTTTTATATATACGCATTACTAGCTTTCTTGTAATGTATAGAAGTAGTTTATCAATCATATATAAAAAAGGTTATTTAGATAAAATTATATTTTCAAAATCTATATCGTATGAAATAGTAAATTCCTCATATATTTCTCATGGGTGTTCTTTAAAATGCTGAATAAATACAGTATCTAATCTTTCCAGATCAGATTTTAGTATATATACTTTCTTCTGAGTTAATTGCGGATTTATATACATATATAACAAGATTATTTAATTCAAACCAATAGATATAATACAGTAAATCAACATTTCTCACAAAAATCTATATTATACGTAGGCTTATTTAATTCATTGTAAACATTTTCATTGTACTGTTTTATTCGTTTTTCTAAATCTTGTCATTGTGGCGTATTTCATGCAAATGGGAATAAAGCACTTATAATAATATGCTCATAATCCTTTTTTTCTCCAATTTTTTCATATTTGAGTTTTCAGCAACATTGGCACTTATAGACTTTTTGCATATATAAAAATTATCCCTCTTTTCTACCCTCCTGATGCTTAAGTCTGGAGTGCAGAAAACAAAGATAATTAGTGACTTAAGCTTTTTTATTATATTCATATCTTCTCGTATTGCAAATAATTTTGATTTTCTCACAATTCGTATATAATAAAAACAAGTAATCCCCCGACTCTCTAACTATCACACTATGCTAAAAGTCGAGGCATTCGAACAAAAGAAAAAGTATCCAAATTATGTTCCAACAAAAGATGAGATGACAAAAGTAGGATATGTTGCTACTCGTTTTACTGACATGAAAAATGCTCGTACTGTAGTAGATAAAGACTGGGATACATACCAGACTATGATCGATGCGGTATTTGCTCCATATCCTGACGGACGTAGCTCTTCTACTGTTCCTCTCTCTTCTGCTATGATCGAGCTATATGTAGCCGAAGCACTCAAGATCCCTACTGATTTTCAATTCCGTAGTGAAACAAGTGAACACGCAACCAACGCTAAGGCACTAGAGTACGTATGGAAGTATGACTGGAGAACAAAAAAGAGAAAGAAGGTAATGACTGATGAGGAATATATCTGTGGTGCTTTTGGTACTTCTATTAAATATACAGGATTTGAGAGTTCTATCTCAAAACAAAGTGATTATACTATCTGAGAAGATCTCAAGCCAGTTTGGAAAGAGACTGAATTTAAGGATGAAGAAATAATCGTGAAGAATATAGATATTCGAGACTTTTATATCGACAATACTGTAAAGGATTCTATCGATGATGCTAGTGACTGTATACTTATCCAGTGGATGAGTTATGAGAAGTTCCAAGAGCTAAAATCAAACACATTCTATAAAAATGTAGATAAAGTAGCTCCTCGCAATTGGTCTATGGAAGACAAGCCTTTTTCTACTATAGAGGAGGAAATAAAAACAGGAGAATATGTACGCCTCACTCATTATTGGAATGTAGAAAAGGACGCATATATGGTAATCGCTAACGAGTCTATGATAGTACGAGAGCATCCTATGATCTCTACTATGAATGGTCGCAAAGCACTTCCTTTTACTATCCGTGTACTCGGAAAGAAGAACTACTCTATATATGGTCGTGGACTCTGTGAGGGGCTTATGATGTTCAATAGTGAAGTCAATAACCTCCGTGAAATACTCATGGATGCTATAAAGAGAAGCAATATGCAGACTCTTGCTATAGGTAATGGACTGAGTTTCAACGGACGTTCTTTTTCTTATGATAATGAGATTATAACCTTCGATGGAAACCTTGCTAATAACTTTCAACAGCTATCAGGAAACCCACCAAATCAAGCTATATTTAGCTATATGACTCAGCTCTATAAGGATATTGCTATCTATATCGGTATAGACATACAGAACATAATCGGACAACCACAACAGACAGCATTCCAAACAGAGGTACAGCGTGAAGCAAGCCAAAAACGTGTCAACGTATGGCTGACGAACAGAGACCTCGCTAACGAGCGATTCGCTGATCTCTACAAAGACCTCTTGCAAAAATACTTCCCACGAAAAAACGCAGAGTGACTCTATCCAACAGTCGAGATCGAAGGGGAACAGATGGTAAACTGAAAGTTCCGAAAGAAAAAGTGAAAGTCTATATTCGAGGTAACCCCTGAAATACTCCGTGGAGATATAAGTATAGATGTATTCACGAACACAACAGCGCCAACAATAAATGCAGTAGATAGACAGCAGAAGCTCGATCTTCTCAATGCAGTATGAGGAATAGCAAATGGGTATGCTATGGCGAAACAATCAGGAGTCGACATAGAAACTATCCTCCCTCTCAAAAAGACTCTCCGTGATCTCGCTAGTGACTACAACCTAGAAGTCGAAAGCAACACAGATCAAGAAGACGTACAGGAGGCTAAAATGAAGCTGATGAATGATCTCAAGGCAAAAGCAGGATGACTTACTCCTATGACTGAACTAGTACCACCAACAGAACAACCCCCTACACAATGAATTTTACCACAATAGAAGACAACGAAATCAGGAAAGGAGAAATAATCCTTTCCTGAGATGAGGTCGCTGAAATGGTCGCCATAAAGACTATTCTTTTTAAGTTTCTAAAGAAGTCTAAGTTATCTTTTCAAATCTCTCTCGGTATGTGAAATCACCGATGAAAAGAAAGTGAAGTGTATGCAAAAATAGAAGTAATGGACGAACTCATCCAGTCGATAGACTCGATGGAAGAATCACTCAATACCTATACAAAAAATATGAATAGTGAGAAAAAATAAATATTTGATTTTCCAATAATATCTGTATACTAGAATTGTTCCTTTAACATTTCCCCCATTATTGCTTGCTTTTTGTGAGTTGTGGTCGGGGGATCATAGCTCGCAGAAAGCAGACAGTAATGTTTGCTTTTTTACTTTTATCACCCCTTACCTATATGGAAGACAACGTGAATGGAGTACCAACAGAGGCTCCGAAAACGGATAACCCTCCTGAAAATCCTGAACTTGCAAAGCGTCACGCTGAACAAATGGCAGGTTCTATGGCTGAGGTCGCAAGACTTCGTGAAATCGCTGTAGATAGTGTCGCCAAAGCATCTGAAAAAGATGCAAGTGCATTTTTAGAGGTTCACTCTAAAGACCCAAAGCTTGCAAACGAGGTAGCTAAAAAACTCGGTTATTCCAGTGCTGATGAAGTGCTTAATCAAATCAATAAGAAACCTGAAAAGGCAGAAGATGACTTTGAAACTAAGTACGCTCAAAAGCGTTCTGAAGAAAAACATGAGGAAGCTATCACAAAGGCTCAAAAGATTCTTGGAAAACTCCCTGAAGATCTCAGAGAAGAAGCGCAAGCATACTTCGATGATATAACAGAAGGAAAGAGACTTGATGAAGATAAGGCTCAAAAATTTGCAGAAATGGCAACTCTTTATGTGAATAAAGACAACCTTCGCGCTGGACTTCTCGATGACTCCCTTGCTATGCTTGGAAGTACATGAGTAGGAAAGTCGAAGAAAGTAACCGAAAAGGAACCACAATATGTAGTTCGTGACGGTAAAATGATCTTACTCTCTAATAATTAAACTATATGGCTAAAATGGAACCAACGCCTGAACAGGCAACTCCTAATGTGGATTTAACATCTGTACTAGAAAGACTCGACTCACTTGAAGCAGAGAATAAACAACTCAAAGCACAAGTGAATCCAGAAAATAAGTTTGCGAAAGCTAAGGATAAGTATCAGTGACCTTGGAACTATAGCTATAAGCTATGGGGAGATCTCCCTGTATTATCGTATAAGAGTATCAAAAAGGACAAGACAAAAGACTTTACCTATAAGAATCACCTCGGTGTTCTTGTGAATAATCATTTTCTCGACCTTACTCTTGCTGATGATAGTAAAATCGAAGTAGATATGCTTGAATTTAACCTGAATTGTAAACAATCAGATAAGCTCCCTGCGGAGCAGATCTTCGATGGTGTAACAGTAACATGATACAAGTTCAATGTCAAACCTTACGGAGAATTTATTGTATCAAAATCCCTTATCAACTAACTCACTTACTATGTCTTATATCTGAGAAAAAGAAATCCAGACTATAGAGGGTACTAAAGTAACTTTTGTAGATGGTACAGAAAAAGTCTTCACTCCAAAGCAAATAGAATATGTTGTTACTGATGAAATGAAAGATGCAACACAGTTCCATGATCTCGTAACTTTTAATATTGCCGAGGAACTCCTATGAGTCCTTAAAACGCATAATATGAGAAAATGAGACCTTGATACTGTACTTAACCTTATCGTATCATCATTCAATAATAAGTTTCTTATCGCTATTGGTAAAAAATTTGGTACTTTTGAAGAAGGGAAGCATGCTTCTTACTTCGAAGAAAATATCACTATGTCGGATTTATTTAACTAACTTTTTACTCCTATGGGAAAAGCTATCACGGCGGTAAACTCGCCAAACAAGACTAGCAACTTCTACCCTGCAGATGACAAATGGGAAATGATTATGTTTCCTATTAAGGCTTCAACTGCTATGGAAGAAGGAACTCTTCTTTCTCCTGAGATCGTCACAAATGACGTAACAGGATACCTCACTAAGATGGGGGTCGAAAATGTTGTCGGTTCTGATTTTATTGGAATCCTCGCTGAACCTATCGTTGCAACTGACTCTGACTATGCTACAGCTGGAAAGCTCAAGGGTGTATGGATTCCTAAGTCTATCAACGCCTCTGCATACTTCACTGTTGGTGCTGGTACATTCACTGCTTCCGATGTATTCCGAACTGTCGAGGCTCACTCAGATTCTAAGTCTCTCGCTGTAGATACAAAGGGTAAGGGTGCACGTATCGTAGAATTTATCTCTTCCACTCGTGGACGATGTACATTCTCACTTCCTCAGACTGAAACCGCTTAATTTTTAACACTACTCAAATATGGCTATTCAAGTAAGCTCATATGAGCTGTCACAGATGACCGATCTCGTAGATCGCAGTTTTCTTGATGGACTCAAAACATTGCCTATGGTAATGAAAAATTCTGGAGTTGTTATTTTGGATACAATGCCAAAGAATTCTGGAGACTCTAAGCTTTTCGCTGAACGAGTCACAACTGACCAATACGCCTCTGTTCGTGATGAAGGTGCTGTAGCTGATGCTGGAGTTGTTCAGTACGGATATGAGAAGGTTGCTCAGGTATACACGATTGCTAAGACTATCGGTATCACTAAGCGTATGCGTGTAGCTGGTAAGGATCGCGCTATTCTTGACGAGATTACAAACCTCTCTGAAGTTTGTCCTAATACTCAGGAGCTCGACCTCTCTCACCGCCTCACTTTTGCATGGTCTACTTCATACAATTATAAGGGAACAACTCGTGATCTTACAACTGGTGACAACAAGGCTCTTATTGCAAATGATCATACCCTCACTGGTTCTGCTACTACTTACTCTAATCAGGTAACTGGTAACCCTGCATTCTCTAAGGGTGCACTCGAAATTGCTGAAAAGTCATTCGTAGAAGGATCATTCGACAATCTCGGTGTAAAAATCTCTGTAACTCCTTCAGTTCTCGTAACTACTGATGACCCAAATACAGTAAATGAGGTTCGCCAGCTTCTCAACGCTACTGCAGATGTAAACTCTGCTAACTCTGGTACGTCTAACGTATACAAGTCTAAGTACAAGCATGTTGCTAATCCACGTATTGCTACTGACTCAAACGGAGGTGTTGATGCTACTAAGGCAAAATACTGGTTCCTCGCTTCTGAGCGTGCTTCTGACTTCTACATGTGTGAACTCGAAACTCCATATACAGAACTCATCAAGAGCAACGATTCAAGTGAAAACTGGAATTATCTTGCAGCTGCTACTTACCTTATCTCTATCGTAACTGGACGTTGGGTTCGCGGATCAAAGGGTGATGGCTCAGTTTAATATCTAATCTCTCAACTTATGGCTAACCAGACATTTGTAAACAACATGGGTACAACCTATGTACAGAGAGATGTAGTATCATCTACTATCACAACTTCGGATGTAAACATTTTCGAGACAATCGGAAATGGGGTACTTATCGAAAGTGTGACAGTAACTACTGATGCTACAGGTCTAGCAGGAAGTACCGCTCTTGTCCTAAAGGCAAACGGCGTTACTTTCTTCCAGACTGCTGTTTCAGGACTCGGAGCTAACGCAGTAAAGGACATTAAGAATGCCTCTGTTACTGGCTCTACAGTCACTGTTCCCGCTGGTACTAAGTATGTAACTGTCGCAGGTACTGTGGCAGTTGGTACTGGTGCTGGCAAGGCTTCAATTACTCTCGGAGTAAAGAAGCTCGATAGCAACTCTTCTGTAAATCCTCTCTAGTAGGATTGCTCTATCTCTCTCGGGAGATAGGCACAATCTTATTAACCAACCTATCTATGCAAACTATCGCACAAAACATCACAACTGGATCTGTAGCTGTCGGAACCTCTGCGGTTCAGGTATCGACAGAAACATCATCTATAAAAGTCATAATCAAGGCGGCTCTCGCTAATACTGGAATCCTTTATATAGGTAAACTTGGAGTTACTGCAAACTCTGCACCTGCAACTGATGGTTATGAGCTGACAGCTGGTACATCTATCGAGATCGAAATAGGGAATCCTGCAATTCTCTATGTTATAGCAAGTGCTATCACTCAAAAAGCATTCTTTACTATTTTAAAATAATCATATATGGCTACTGTATACCCACTCTTGCCGAATGATCCTATTAGTACAACGTATACAAATATAAATGATAGTATCAATAATCTAAACACTGACAAGGAGGAAATAGCAAACAAATCCACCTCAGTCACTACAGACCAAGCTAGCAATACTAAATACCCTAGTGTAAAATCAGTATACGATTGGGCAACTACTACTCTCTCAAAATACCTCGGTGATGCTGACTTCTACCAATACTCTATAGTCCGTACAGTCTCAGGAGGTAATCTCACAGTAGCTCTCAAGAACTACGAAGGCAATGACCCTACTCCCTCTGTGCCAGTTAAGATAATGATAGGAGTAGTAGTGAGG